TTCTTGCCTGATTTCCAATCCAATCAGTTTTTCAAATTCTTCCCTCATCATACCGTCCCCCCTTATTCCTTACACCCTTACTGGCTCTGCCTTCTTGTATCGCTGGAATCTATGCCTTTTTTCGGCCGTTATGTCCACGATAAAAGAGGGGGAGCCGGTAAAGTCTATCGTTATCCTCCCAAAATCAATTTCGCGACTGCTTCTCTTGATAATTTCAAGCTGTTCGTCCGTTAATTCCACATTTTGCCTCCCAAAATCAAAATGTTTTGCATTTTTCCGATAAAAAACGCTTGATTTTCCTTGTCTCCTATGCTATATTATATATAGTGCCACTACCGAGGAGGCCTTGTATCTTCGGTAACCTACGGGGGAGTTGCTTCACAGCGACTCACCCGGTTTTTTTTATGGCCTCTTAAAATCCTTAATTTTAAAGAAATAAGTCCTGTCATCTGCTTCGAATGTAAAAATGATATTCCCTTTTAGGCTGCCTGTATAATCCTTGTGATTTACCATCCTTCCAAAATATTCAAGCACATCGCGTTTCTTCAAATCGGGATTAGCAACACGAATATAGACATTATTGCCTTGCTTCCTAGAATCCTTAAATCTATCCCATACCTTACTTTTACTGCCGGTTACTTCTTTGAACTCAAAGAATGTGCCGTCAACTATTGCATCGGGTCCAGAAAGAAACTTTCCAGTGAGAATGTCTTTATTTTTTGGAATCAGAGTTACACTTAAACCGTGCTTTTTTAATATGATTCCTGATTTTATCTCTTTGATAAGGTCAATTTCTTCCTGCTTGGAAATAGGCAGTTTTGATTTTGCAATAATAATGCCCTCCGCGCCGGGTGGCATTTGTTCATGTTCAAGTTTTATGCTGTCTGAACTAACCCATTTTTCGTTCTGGAATTTTTTCTTTGCCAAGGATTCATTGGCTGCCATTCCATTTGCTATTCGTTGGTTTGTATTCATTTGCATTTGTTGTGGCAAACCTTCCTGTGTTACTGGTTTTCCCATCATTGATAATTCCGGTGGGTAATAATCTGACTCCTCAATTTGTTCGTCCACCTCATCGACAATCTCATTCCAGTAAGCCAAAGCCGTACAACGACAATTATAGTCATCGCCGGGATGTAACTTGACGGCGTTGTATGGTCTGTCAATCCAAGTCTTGCCGCCGTCCTCTGAATAAACCGTTGGATCGTCCCACCTACATAATAGATTATCCATAACATAATGAGAAGGGTCTGCATCAGGAAAGAACCCTGCCGGATCTCCACGGACGCGCTCATCGCCGCTGGTTGACCAGATATACATTGAAAGCCCAGCAGCCTCCATCCTGCGCTGCGTGATTTGTCCATTCAATTTTCCGATCTGGTCACGAGCAAGAAACCGTGCCTTGTTTTCGAGGAGTGATTTATCGCTGTCCATTATCGCTTTTGTCAGCGAAGATAACGACCAACCGGAAGTCACGGCGCGTTCCGTCAACTCGTCAACCTTCCGCACCCAATCCCTGGCATACTTCTGCATATAAAAATAATTGTTATAAGCCCATTGGTCTCTGGCTTCAGGCCACCAGTCCTCATTGACAGGAAAATCAATTCCCAATACTGCCTTCGTGCTGTTCTTGTATTGTGTATCATTGAAGTCGAAAACAGTATCCGCAATTCCGAGTATGCCGTTGTATATCGGCGATTCTGTTCTTGAGAAAGAATTGCCTAAGCCATCAATGGCGAGATCTGAAAAGTATTTACCCACCCAAGCGTCAAGGGAACGAACCATGACATTGAACGATTTCCCTGTAGTGGCATCGTTACGCAAAACTGCATTTTCAGAATCACCGTGCAGTATCGCTTCGCTGTGTTCCTTGAGATATTTTTTGACGTAATCCTGCATTGGTCGAAACCACGCTCGTATAGCTTTTGAGTAATGTTCCTCGGTTGTTCTCGGATAGAGCCATCTCGCTGGTTTGGCCCGGCGTTTCCTTATCGCGGGCTTCATCTTCTGCCGCTTCGCCTTGAGAATACTTATCAGCGCGGAATGGATTGCGTTATTCAACATTCGCTTTTTTGCCTTTTCGTTTTCCCGGGGCCTGTGGTTTCTTTTCTTGTTTTGGCGGCGATTTATTCTTGTCGCCGGTGTCGTCTACTGGTGGTGGCTCTTCCTCCTCAATGGTTTCTACTGGAGGAAGCATATTTTCTTCCGGAACAGGAATATTATCAAGAGTTTTTCCGAATTGTAAAAACCGCGCCTCAAAGGGTTCAAGTATTCCAGCTTCGATATACGTTTTATATGTGGTGGCTTTCACCTGTTCGGTATCGGCTTTTATTTTTTCCACCTCGGCGCTTTCTTTTTCGTTCATGGTTTCAAGAGGAATAAACTCAATATAGGGTTCTTCAATGCCTTCCCATTGCGAAATAATTCGGATTAACCGAAGGAGGATAGGTTGTAAAATCAATTCTTGATCCGAGCGCACCGCGTCATAGTAATTCCGCATATCGCTCTCGCCGGTTGAATTCATCCCGGCAGGGGAAACTCCGAATAGGCGCGTTATCGGGTAACTTGTGTCCGCTGCGATGAGCATGAATATGATATACAGGACTTCCGGTATTCCAGCAAAATTAATGGAGTCACGAGAATATTCTTCCTCGGTGTCAAAATACTGCGAACGGAAAACAGAACGTGTCAAATCCATTAATTCCACGCGGCGTTGAATCGCTTCTTTTCCTTCCGGTGTGGAGAGTTTATCAGCAAGGTCTTTTATCTTGAACTTTCCAACGCTCATTTCGTGGAGGAGCTGGTCAATGCTGCCTATCGAGGAACCGACTATTTTTAGATGGTCGTCTGCCCTTTGCAGGACGGAGATACCCCAATAACGGCGTTCTGCTGATATGCGCCGTTGGGTTTTTGTTGGTAACCTGTCTCCATGAAATTCTATAATGCGCGAAAAATGCACGAGCCTTGAATCCTGTTGCGTTTCGCTAATATCAAACTTCACAGGGTAGTATTCCGGCAGCCCGAAGCGCGGACGTGTCGGATCCATCTGGAACTGTATTTTATCGTATTCAATTTCGTTTGTATCAAGTACGCGAAGTTTCTCAAAGCTCTTTATTCTCTTGGGATCAAGCGGCTGCTCCAATGTCATGCCGTCAACAACCCCTATGAGTAACGCCGCTCCGCCCTTGAGCCGCGCCCATTGCATGGCTTCTTTGCACCGCTGCGGAGCCTCGATTGCCTCCATGACAGCTTTGTATTTTTCGGCGATTTCCTTTTGTTCGATTTCTTCAATGTCCGTGAAGGTGTAGTTCCAACCCTCGCGGAACATATCATTAGGCAAGAGGTTAACAATCCGCGCCGCAAGACCGTCCTCGACATACATTGATTCCAGTTCTTGGTCAGATAACAGAGCGTCTGGTCTGTGGTAGGTCTGTTTTTTCTTTGCAGCGGCGTTGTTCAACCCTGTGATAAGGTTGCTCCAACCGTCCAAAGCCCATTTTTTTGCTTTCTCGACAATACCGGGTTCTTTCGTGTCACCCATATACTCCCTCCCTTGGGATATATTTTTATTTCTCCGACCCCGGTAAATCGGTGAAATTATTTATAATGTTACTGCGCCGTCAAAATAGACGTTTTCTACTCCTATTGGTTTGAATGCTGTATGCAGCATAGCTCCCAAACAAGGCAAATACCACACGTCAACCTGTCCTTGTTCTGTTTTTTTATATCCCATAAAATAGACTTCTCCAGTTGGGTATGGGTAGTTATAATAATTTTGTATACCGCTTCTTATATTGATCAGCCGTTCTATTTCCTTTTTATCTTTAATCCGAACCGCTGACCACGGTGGCTGTGAACCGTCATCTTCTTGATGCATTTGCTCTCCAAAAGAATTTATATCCCGAAGTATCTGCTCGCCTGTTTTTGCGCTCCAATCAACAGGCGAGGTTGTTGCTGTTGTGTTTAGGATTACTTCATTCATTTTTTTCATTGCGTCTATACTTTGTGTCTTTCCACATCTGCGTGGGTGCATTATAAATTCAGGCATTATTTACCTCAAACTGTATGACCACAATATCTTTTGTCATTTCCTTAATTTTCTGCTCGCTGGCATTCATGGAGCGCAGATAGGATATGTATCTTTCCAACTCATAAGGA